ATGGCATCATTAACCATTGAGAAACGCAAAAAATCCAACGGTGAATATAATTACCGCGCATTAGTGCGCGTAAAAAAATCGGGCGTAATTATACACCGAGAATCTAAAACTTTCACTAAAAGCGAGCATGCCCGCACTTGGGGTAAGAGGCGCATTGAGCAAATTGAGGTCAATGGTTTAAAAACATACAAAACGGTTACTCTCGGTGAACTGCTAAATTTGTACTATGAGGACCACGATTTATGGTCAAAAACTGGCAGGACAAAACGCTACGTAATTAAAATGCTAATGGACTGCGACATATCACAGATAGATAGTAATGAACTGAGAACCAGTCATCTAATTGAACACTGTAGACACCGCCGCAATGCAGGAGCCAGTCCGCCCACTATTTACCACGACATCGCGTATTTGCGAAGCGTCATGAAAAAAGCAATGTCTGTGTGGGACATCACAGCAAACTATCAAATATTTGAAGATGCAGTGCCAACACTAATAGACATGGGACTAGTAGGTAAAAGCCAAAAGCGCACTCGCCGCCCCACAGACAACGAACTTGAGGCATTGCGGCTAGGTCTACAAAAGCGCATGGAATACCGTCCGAACGGCGCAACCCGCATCCCTTATTTAGATATTTTGGATTTTAGCTTGTTGACCTGCATGCGTATTGGTGAGGTGTGCAAAATCACGTGGGATGACCTAAACACCACGCACAAAACTGTAATAGTTCGCGACAGAAAAGACCCGCGCAAGAAAGAAGGCAATCACATGGTGGTGCCGCTCCTTGGCGGCTCATTTGACATTGTGAAGCGCCAACCCAAAACAGGCGAAAGGATATTCCCTTACAACCCGCGTAGCGTTGCATCGGGATTCCAACGAGTACGTAATGAGTTGGGCATTGAAGATTTGCGCTATCACGATTTACGCAGAGAGGGAGCAAGCCGCTTGTTTGAAAAAGGCTACACGATTGAAGAAGTTGCACAGGTTACAGGGCATCGTAATCTAAATATTTTGTGGCAGGTTTACACCCAACTGTTTCCGCACAAACTGCATGATAAAGAGGATTTGTAGTAGTGAGGGAGTCGAACCCCAAAAACCAATGTGAATACCCCTACATACCCCGCCATATCTACGTTTTAGATTTTAGCAGTGGATATGTTGGGGTATGTTTTTCTCTGGGATAGCCCCAAAATGTCCCCAAACTCTACTGGATTTTTTCCTTGATTTCTTTGACCGATTCCTTGAGCCATCGAATATCTGTTTTGTTGGTCGTTACAGCCCCATACAGAAATATAGCATTCGCCAGTATCGTGAGTATTGTGTCTTGACTGATATCCATGCCTTACCTCGCTTGCACGGTTACTACTGTTTGTGGTGAGACCTCACCGTCTAACAACACCTGATACTCAGGCCGCAGCCTCATTTCAGCATCAAAAATGGTGTCCACCAATGCCTGATTTTTAGGGTTTAGTTTGATAACCGCTTCCAGCCACAGCTCATCTTTGACCTTGTAACTAAAATCCAGTTTTGATTTATCAAGAAAAAATCCTGCCCATGCTCGTTCAATATCATGCGAGCCGTTCGCCTGAAATTGCAGTTTGGCCAGCAGATTCCCGAGTGGTTCGGTAAATGATTTTGAGCCGCTATTGATGTATTGGTAAATGTAGTAAACACCCCCAATAGTGAGCAATAGACTCAGGTTTTTGCTAATGAAGTTACCCATAAAATCCCCACTGAAAACCGCGCTGAATTTCATCCATAGAGTACGGCTGCTCACCGTTTTCCATTTGAATCATAGCCTCAATCACCCGTGGGTATTCGCTATCATCCAGTGTTTTATTGCTGTCCACATTAGCTCTGCTCGACACGAACGCGATATATCCTGCCGTGTCATTCTCATTGGGTGGAGCCCATCTGCTAATAATGTCGCTGACATTTCGAATATCGTATTTATGCGCATAGGTTCGCAGAATACGAGCGGCGGCACGAATACCATGCTCAGCGGTTTCAAAAATAGCAAAACGGCCATCACTGCCCACTAACCCAACCCAATTTTCACCCGCCTCAATATTCAACGGGTTGTTATTGCGGATACCCCGCGCAGCTTGTTGCGTTGTCATATATACCCCTATTCCCAAAACAATTAATGCGGTGATGATGTGTGTAGTGTCTAACTTCATCATTTCATTTCCTTAAACACCCTCAACCTAGAGACTGGGCTCGCTTGTGACACCTCAGTGTCATATAGGCGCGCTCTATATCTGTCGTCCGTATTTTTGGTTAGTGGATAGGTAATGAATTGGTTTGAGCTGAATGTGCCTAGTACCGTACCACCACCAAAATCAGTACTGTCGCTCGGGATAGGCATAAATGTGACGCCGTCATCCTCAGAGATTAACTGCGTACCATTTTTGATTGCGTACACCGCCCCACGGGATTGTGCCGCAACGAATTGAACATCAACCAACTCAGTGATAGCGGTAGATTCACGGTTGAATACGAACCCCGCACCACCTGCGATTGCTGTGATATGAGTGCTACTAAATCGGACATCTGGATATACAATAAGGGAGCCGAAGACATCACCAATTGGTCGCCCCAGTGCATGCGGGAATGTTTCACAAACACCTGACGCCCCCGTTAAATCATAAAAATAATCATTGCCCGGCGAGCTACAAATGGCGTAAACGCGCTGGCGGTGCTTATCGTAGAATGTCTTTTTAACAGTAAGGTTCAAGTTATATGGTATTGAAAATACAGGCGTATTTATGTCGCTAGGTGTATACCAATTTGCGGCGCTTTCCCCTCGCTGAAACGCAATAAATCGCGTGCCGTCATACATCAGTTTTGCCCAGTTTAGCGGCACTTTCGCCTTGAGTGTGTCATATTGCGCAACTTTTTGACCCATTTCATAAACCATGATGAGGCCGTTTTCATACAGCGCCGCGACACGATCTTTGTCATAATCAACGACGACGACATCAGCAATATTGCCAGTGATATTTAGCAGGTTCACGCCCTGTTCTGAAACCCGCATCGCACCGTATTGGTCGTATTGATTGATATGCCGCTCAACAACGTATACCGCATGAGCCGTTGATGTGCACGCCCAATAATCAGGTTTTTCAGCCCCATAATCACCACCATAGCGCCCCTCATTACCGTCCAATGCGTTTACTGTGGTATATGTGCTACCAGAGATATACAGTGGTGGCTCATTGATAGAGACGTATATTTCAGAAGATGAGTTGATTTTCTTCTCAATGCCAGCTCGTACAGGTATTCCCGTCTCTGGCGTACACCCTTTCCCGCCATACCAAAAATCGTGCGTATCACTAAACAATGTAACGGCCATTCGACTGGCCTCAAACGGCAATACTTGCTGTGTACCACCATAGTGCTCCGCCATATAGCTCAGTGCTCTGTTACTCCCGCCTGTGGGAGCATCATATTTAAGAGAGTGTTTCGACACCCAAATATCAATGGTTTGCTCTACATCTGATAAAAGCACCAATAAATCAAAAGACTCGGCTGTCTGTAACTCAAAACCAGATCGAATCTCGGTTTCAATAACAGTGTTCCCGTCACGCGTAGCACGTAGCTTTACTTGATTCTCACAGTTCACCAGCTTTATAAACTGACCAAAGGCGTTAATTTCAGTAATAAAGTTCGGCTCTAAGATTTTTTTCAATAACATCAATTAGCCCTCATCATTGCTACGGCCATACCCATGCCACCTAAACCCAACATGACGTACATCATGGTTTTGTTGGTGCTGATTGCGAGTTGCTGACCATCCGAGCGCGTGGAATGGTCTGCGAACTGCAGTGCTTGCTTATGCGCCAAAATAGTTTGGTCGCTGGCGTCTTTGTATGCGTCCTGCGTTGCTGTAATTACCTGCGCCCCCAAATCCTTTGCTAAGTTTGATGCGTTATCCATGGAATACACTGCAACGTCTGTCATGCGTGCATTTGCATTGTCGGCGGCATCAATTGATAGGCCAGCGAGTTGCGCCGAGTTATCCATTGCGTAACTGGCAACGTCAGTAATTCGTGCGTTTGCATCCCCTATCGCACCAATCGTTGTATTTAGCGTGTCACCAGCAAAACCAATAACATCGCTATTGATACCAGCAGACAGCCCCAACATCTCACGCGCTAAATCGCCATTTTCTGCCAGCGCATCTCGCGTTAGTGAGTTTTGTGCGTTGATACTGTCACCCGCAATGTTTCGAGTCATTGACAGTGCATCGCCCGCGAAATCTAGTGAGTCGCGATTTACATTCCCTGCAAAATCAAATCCGTCTCGGGTCATGCTGCCAGCAGCATCAAAACCCGCGATATTTGCATCAACCAACCCCGCACCTAGTGACTCAATCGCGCTAACCAGTCCGCCGTCAGTCATGTTGTACGTGTTGCCGCTGCCATTTGTGATAAAGCCGTTATTGTCACCCTGAACACCAATACTCGTACTGGTGTTATTGGTGGTTTGGCGTGATGTACTTCTGGATTTACTACCCATTTAGCGTCATCCTATAAATTGCATAGCCGTCTTCGTCCGTCGACTCGTACACAAATTGATAGGCCGACAATAAACGTTTCAACGCCGTGCGTTTTGTGTGGTAAACAATGGAGGGGGCTGAAATGCGGCGAGCTAACGACACCACTTTTGGTGCAATCGCCAGCAGGTTTTTACCTGCTGCACACACCACACACAACCCGTCACGGTCTACACGCAACACGCAATAGCACCCCTCAAACTCAACCAGTACCGCCGAACCATGCGCCACTTCATTTTTTACGGTTTCATAGTCTGCCGCTGCCGCTGATTTAATTTGATGAATTTCACTAATGTGCGCCACGCGCATACCGCCCCCTATTTTTTCAACAGAAATAAAGCAGCAATTGCCACAGCACCAATAATCAACAACTGGTTGTTAGTGCCGCCACCGAAATTGATATTTCCACCCTGAAAACCAATTCGCTGCATTTGGTCGCCAGTGCCAGATGTTGCGCCTGAACTAATGGGACTCCCAGCCCCATTAGTCATACCGGGTATCGCACCCGTTGCACCTAGCATTGCGCCAAACATTACGACTGCCCCGCAGGTTTGCGCATCCAATCACGTACATAGTCAGCCAAAATTGCACCCGCGACCGAGATAGCCACGCCATACGCAAAATACTTTAAGTTCTTCGGATTACCTTTCATTTCATTGCCTTCATAATTAGTGCTACAGCCAACAACCCACCAAATCCGTACAGTACGGTTGATTGTGGTAAACCAAACACCATTGGTTCAGTAGGTTGCGCGGTTTGAGTTTTTGGTGCGTCCACAAGTACCGCCGCACCATTGTCTAGCTCTGCGGTGTTCATGTGTTCGTTTTGGGTGATGCCGTTTGATGACTTGATAGCCTTAACTTTTTCGACATCGCCCCAAATTTTCAGCGCGTTACCCAAAAATGAGTTCGCGCCATCCCACCAACCGCCGCCCGTTGTAGTTGCCGCCATTGTTGGCGCTCCCTCTGGTTGCATTGGTCAACCCCCTTAGAATGTTGATTTTGCGTAGTCATCGAAGTAATGCACGACCACTTCAGCGCTACCCGCTTCAGATGCCTCAACACGTAAACGCATGTCATTGATGGTGTTATCCAGCGCTAGTGCACTAAATACATCCCCTGCCAAAAACAGGTCAATTGCATGTGTATTGGTTCGCGGTGAACGGCCGCGCTGCTTTAGGTGGTGCGTGTGTAGTGGTGCAGGAATGTGGTCACGCCATTTCACGTTGTTTACTAGAAATTCGGCAGACGTAACGCCCGCTTTTTTAATTTCAATTAGCGCGATTTTTGCACCCAATGGACGCGGTAAGTTTTCAATTTCGTTGATACCAACCGCAAAGTTGTAGCGGAACGAACGGCGTTTGAATAACCAACCAGGAGCACTCCCAGAAGATTTTTCAGCAAACGCTTTAATCACTGGCGCAGTTGCATCCGTTGCGATATCAAATTTGATTTGTGCGATAGACAGACCAGTTGTACCCAACGCAAAAAAGCGTTGCTCAACCAATGATGGATTTAATACACCCTCAATCTCAGGACGCACAAAGTACAGCGTTGCAATACCGTCAACCTGCTCACGTTTAAAATATGCATTTTCGTCAAGCAGGTCTTGCAGCGTGGCGTACTCTGTTAGCGTTCGGCCTTGTAGCTCAACTTTTAGATTTTTGATTTGTGCAGGTGTTACGCCTGAATATTCAAAATGAATTTTTTCGTATGTGCGGCCAACTGGCAGCGTTAACGAAACACTGCCGCCAGCAGCAACACCAGTTAGGTTATTTAGTGGAGAAACTTCTAACATTGCGCCCCCTTAACCTACGATTGTGCGTTTGATTGAACGCAAGGCGCGAACGTTATTGAGGATGGCTAAAACGCCAAGAGTGACACCCACGGATGTCAGAGTAGATTTATTTAACATGCGATGATTACCTTGTTTGGTTTTAAAATCGCTAAGTAATAAATCAGGCGTTTCGCTCTTGAGGGAAACGGTTTTCGCTCCCCCTATAGCGAAAAGAGCGAAATTTTCGCTCTTTTGACTAATAAAATTTATAGATTTCCTCTATCAACTCCTCTCTACTCACTTCTTTGTAGTGGCGCTTCTCATTCTTTTTGAGAAAAACACGATTAAATTTCGATTTGCTTTCGACGAAATAAAACAACCCCGAGTTAAACACCAGCATGATATTCATAGGTGGTTTTTGGGTATGAGGCACTTTTAAATGAAAAGTTAAACTCTCTCTCATGACACCGTTTAACCATTCATGATTGGAGTTATATAAGCTATCAAATCCAATCACTACTTTTTCAGCAGACTGACGAGCCGCATCAAAAGGCTGCACCTCCTTACTCCCCAGCCCCTTTAGGGACTCAAGCAAACTTAACATTACGCCGCCCTCAATTGGTCAAATGTCAGATTTTCGGCTTTACCCGTTTTTAAATGGATTACTTTTGGCTCAATATTCCCTATTCCCCCCTTACTTTTTACCAAATAATAAAGCCGCTCATCTTCATAACGAGCGTTGAGTTTACTTATCAGGTAAATGTCCGTTAATTCCGCATCCAACTCAATTGAAACCCGCTTTGCATCCGCTTGCGCTTCCTGCGCACCAAGCACTTTACGTGGCGAATTATTCCAGATGGTTTTTGGCACTTCCTGCGAACGCTGAAACACCGTGTGCAAAATCACACCGAATTTTCGCCCACCCGTTGCCAACTCACCGATGATTGAATCGTCTTTGCCTGCGGTGTCGCTTAACTTGGCGAGTTCTTCAATCACAACATGTAGTTCACGGTTGCCGTCTGCGGCTTCCCACATTAATTGACCAAACCAATAAAGCTCCGCTTGCTTGGCTTTTTTCAGTTGCTCGCCTTTGAGGGATTTAGGGAACTCAGGGCTGTACGCCACAACAAACTTTTTACCCGAACGCCACGCTTCCACAAACGCTTGAGCAAATTGCTTGCGGTTTGTGTAGTGATACACCGCACGGCCACCCAAACCATTGAAATGCCCTTTCTTGCGGCCATCGTATTTATAATCACCGTATAAATCGAAAATCGCGCATTGGTCGCCCACCATATTCAGCAACTTAACGGCGGTAGTTTTACCGCCGCCAGTTCCTGCCAAATAACATACATGCTTTGCTTTTAAAGCATTGTTAGAGTTAATGGCCACTAACAACCTCCGTATTTTCGCTATTTAATTCGCTCTTGGTGTTCTCTTTTTCGTATGCCTTAATTTGCTTAAAGACCGAAATCGCAGCAGTGCCAAGAACAAGGCCGAGTTCAATTTCTTCTTTCCACTTCACCATCCAAGAGGGCATCCCGCCCTTGCAGTATTTACGCACCACAGGCGCGGCTTTTTCTGCAATCACTTCGCGAGTGTCATTATCAATGGTTACTGGCGCTTCAATGGTGGACTCGATAAAGTCAGCCAGCGAAGAAACGCCATATCCCGCCAGCGCACTAATGTCGCTTTCGGTCATTTCTTCCGACTCGGCGACTTCACCCGCTTGCTCATCCTGAACAGCCGTGAATTTATCTAGATGGCTGTATTCGTCCACCTGTGGCGATTGCTGCAACTCCGATTGCGCCGATTGCGAGCCACCCCCAAAAGTTAAATCCTCCATCGCCGTCGCTATCGCTGTTTTCTGTAGTTCCGCTGGTAAGTCGTTCGCTTGATTCTGCATGCTCTTTCGCTCCTAGTTCGCTAATTTGTTCTGTTTGTGGCACCCATTCATCAGGTGCGGGATTGTGTAAAACCACCTGCGTTTGCATTTCGCTATTTTCGCTCTGCAAAGCTTGCGGTTGCTGGGATTGTTTATTTACCGCTTTCGCCCATTTCGCTTGTAAATTCGCTCCGCTTCTTTGGTCTAATCCGCAGTTTTTACAGTGCAGATAAAAAAGCTTTTTGCCATTCTTGCGGCGGCGTATGCTGGCGAACGTACCGCAGCCGTCACACTCAATTACGCCTAGTTCCTCGTTAGTCGATTTCGCCATAAGTCGCCTCCAGTATTTCTATTCGACTGACCATTTCAGATATCAGTTGCACGGTTTCATCCAGCGCCTTTTCTGCTAGCTCAGCTTTTCGCCCCGCTTTGTAGGCTGGCATGCTTTTCGCCTTTTCAATTTTGTCCTTAATAGACCTAACTATGTGTTGCATAACTCATTGACTCCTGCATTAGATTCCCGCCGCGAACCCAGTAATGAGTTACGGTTTGGTTGATTTCATCATCTTCTTGGTAAGTTGCCCCCCGCATCACCGCTTTTCGATGTTCGGGTGGTATTAAATGAATGGGGTTCACCTTTTCCCCATGCCCAATCTGCCAATCATTGGCTGGGGTATTACAGTTATTTCCAGTGCTCCAAGGAGAGTCGCTGTCGCTCCTCTTTAAAAGCCACTGAGTAACCCGAGTTACATAGGTAAACCCGCGCGATGCGATACCTATGGTGCGCTGTTTTGGCTCTCCGTATGCGTTAGCACCGTTTTCTTCCTTGGCTAGCTCTACTGGCCTTGATTGCTCACCCAATGCGCCGCCGAGCAATTCAATAAACTCAGCAAAGCGGCTATTGTCGGCCGCTTCGAATATCTCTTTTGCGATTTCAGATAGCTTTTCAACAGATTCCTTTGGAACACGGCGAAACTCGCGCCAAATACCAACAGGCGCACCGCCGATAAACTGAAATTGACGAATGCGCCAACGACTAGCCCATGCCGCTACATTCATCACAATGCCGTTTTCAGGCTCAATAGGTAGCCCCGTTTCGTCATCAAACATATCGCCCATGTGCGCGCCGTTTATGTTCTTGGAAATGTATTTGATGATGTACGACACGGCATCGCCTTTGCTTTTATCTTCCGGCGTGGCATCAAAACGGTTTTTCGCCGCCCCATCCTCGTCGCCATCGTGTTGCAAGGCATAGCGGCGCAGGGTGTTTGTAACTGTGGCTTCGTCACTTGGCTTCATAAACAACACCATGTGCCAGTGCGGGGTTGCATCTGCGTGAGGCTCAACAATACGCAAACCAAATACCCCAATTTTAGCCTTGGATAACTCAGCGCGGACTTTCGACCATTGCTTTACCAAATACTCTTGGGTTTCGCGTGGCGATGCGTTGTTATATTTATCACTGTTTGCGTGGTACTTAGACGGCGCAGTAACGGTGTAGAACATGCACGCCATGCCTTTTTCCTCTGCCCATTCTTTATAGCCACGAATGCGAACTATCATTTCAATGCGCCTGATTTCGGGGTTAGAAATGGAATGGTCAAAAACGTGTTTCAGGTCGATGGTTTCGCCGTCCTTGCTTTCAAGCTGCATGGACTCAACCCATTCACGTTGTGACTTTTTGCTGTGGCGGAACTCTTGAACTGCATCTTTGCTGGCATACGGGGAAACCCCTTTTTTAACCAGACCCATAGTGATATTTAAATGCTCAAGTGTGGTGTCGCGTAAACGGTTTAGTTTGCGCAACCACCATTTATCACATTGCATGCGGCGTATTCCGCGCTCTAATCGGTCTGCTAGCAAATTGGTATCGCAACGCTCCCAAGTACCGTTTACTCTCTTGGACTTGGCGGCGTTAAAAGTGGCTTGATAAGGCGGTGTCACCCCTTGCGACATCGTGAAGTCATGCATTGCAATGTAACTGGCAAAAACCAGTTGCTCAGCATCTTCAAGAGTCGTGCTTTCATCAAACTCAACAATACCCATTTGCTGGCAAATCGTGGTGATCTGCTTAGCTTTATCTTTACGGGCTTTTTTGCTGTTTAATTCGCGGATAGTAAGTGGCGAACGGTCAACAATTTCAGTGACTCGCTCAATGGTTTTTCGCAGGTAAATATTGGCTGAGCGCTCTGGGTTTTTCGCTGTCTCTGAGTTAAAGCGTTTCGCATACCCATGCGCAGCAATGCGGCGTAAGCGGTTAGTAGGTATTAGCGCAAGCTTTTCTTTAACTTGCTCTGCGACCTTATCAAAACCGAACTTACCCCAACAATGCGGAGCAGCCCTAGTAATGGTAATGGGCTGCATCTTTTCGCTATTGCCGACAAGCTCCCAGCAAATTGGTAGTGAACGTGAATCAATCATTTTTACGAACAACCGAACCAGGAGCGCCGTTTTCTTCAAAGTATTTAATGCAGTTACGACATAGCCAATGTTCTACAACTTCGCGATTCGGCTGCGACACCAAACCAACTGTTTCGCTGCCAGCAAAATCGCTGTTTTGGCAATTCTCACACTCCAGCAAATCATCAAGCATCTCTTGCAGCGCCTCGCTGGTTTCAATAGCTCCCCATTCGTTAAGAGTGGCAATATCACAAAGAATTAATTTAAGAGCCTCCTTATTCTCCCGCGCTTCTGTCTTGGCTTTTTCCTTTTCATCTAGGGTTAGCTTTTGGTATTCATCAATAAGCTTCCAGTAGTGTTCGATTCTCTCGCTTATTAATTTTAAAAGTGATTTCATAACACCACCCTTTTGCTTGCGCTCATGCGGTTGCGTGCTGCCATGGCTAGCGCTGATTTCAATAATTGGTTGCTGCGTTCGCCGTTGCGTTGGGCTCGCGTCTCTTGCTCAATGCGTTGCTGCTCGGCTTCGCGCTGTGCTTTGTGTGATTTGATTTGAGCGCGCAACTGGCGGATTTTCATTCTCTGAATATCCCAATGTGATGGCTCGGTGATTAACTCGTCGATTTCTACGATTGAATGACTCATGGTTCACCCCTCAATGACCATAAATTTATTCATTAGCGCAAGTGTCATTTGGCAGTCAGCAAGCGCGCGGTGCGCATTAAACTTTGAAGTATCAATGCCCTGTTGCTCACACGCATTGACTAGCTTTTGCCATTTAAAATCACCGTAGTAATTAACTTCGCCGTAATATTCGGCATAGTCTTTCATCACGCAGATAGAATCTGTTATTCGATTCCACAGCAATTGCTCAAAACTGATAGATTGGGAGATAATGCGCAAATCGTAGTCGGCATTGTAAATGCACAGAGTTCTTCCACTGATAATGCTTTTAACTTTGGGTAGAATCTCATGAAAAGTTGGCTGACCTTTTACCATCTCATTTGTGATACCGTGTATCGCAATTGCCCCGTCTGGGATTTCTGCCATCGGGTCAACTAGCGAATTCAGCAACGTATTACCGAAGCCGTCAATTATCGCGATTTCACACACCACAGCATCATCACCTAAGCCCGTAGTTTCTGTATCTAAAACAATGATGTCTTTTCTGTTTATTGTATTATTCATGATTTCACCCGTTTACTTGTTGCCATTGGTTGCGGCCTGCTTCGTAGCGCTTTTCTAGGTACTCTGCTAGGTCACTGATATTGACTAGGGTCGGTGAACGCTCCGAATCTCGCGCCTTAAAGGTCGGAATGGGCAACTTTCCGCACTTGGCATCCTGCTCGGCGGTTTTAGGCATGATGCCGAAAAACTCTTTACTAACATCTTTCAGACTCACTACAGGGGATTGGTAGCGAGCAAGCAACGCAAAATACATATTCAT